GAATACAAGCTCGCGGTCGATCGCGGCTCTAACAGACGGATCGGACAGCTTGAGCACCGCAAGCGTTTTCCCCTCGTCAGAAAATAGCTTGATGCTGCCGCCATCCATCATGCCAGCGAGAACGTCAAGCATGGCGTTGCTTGCCTCTTCGGAAAGATTGACGATCACGGCTGCGGCTCTTCGTAGACCGGCACAAGCGCGCCGTTCTCGTCCCGCTCGATGCGAGTCACCCGACCGGCCGCATCGTTACGCATCGCCGCAAGCGGAAATTCATGCAGCAGACGCGATACACTCGCGATCTCTGTTGCAAGTTCCGGCGGGAGAAGCAAATCGACGGCAGGCGGTCCCGCATCACCCCTTTCACCGGGAGGCCCAGCAGGTCCCGGCGCACCGTCGCGCACCGACGCTAAACGGTCGGCGACCTGGCGCTCAAACGCGGCAAGCCGTTCGGCACAGCCGGCCCGGACCTCGGTGATCGACGCCTGCGCCTGCGCCTCGATGAGAGCGCGCTCGCGCTGCCATTGCCGCCGCTCAGTATCGAGCACCTCGCCAAGCGCCTCGCTCCACGCATCAAGCAGATCGTCGGAGTCGTCCGACGCGGGCGGCGCTGGCAAGAATTCTTCTCTTTCGTGCAGTGTCATCGCGATTGCCCTTTTGCGGTGCCGGCGGTTTGGGTTCGGGCGCAGCAGGCTTGCTGCCGTCCGGCGCGGGCGGTGGTGCTGCGGGTGCGGGCGGTGCGGGTGTCTTGCCGATTTGACTGAGCGGCACGACCTGCTGCTGCACCCGCGGCTCGTCGCCGAATGGCACGCTGTCGTAGCCTTCCGAATTGCGCGCTTCGTTCGGCGCGAAGATGCCGCCCTGCACCCCGCGCGCGAGGCTCTCGATGCGGTCCTTCATCGCCGAGCGCAACAGCGCCGCGGTGTCGAATTCGACGTACTCCTCGGGCTGACCCTTGAGGCCGAACAGCAACCCGATCGATTCCTCGATGTGATTGAGCGCGAAGCCGAGGCCGTTCGCGATCCAACTCTGCATCAGCAATTCGGTCGAACCATACGGGGTGCCGCCGATGCCGAGGATTTGCAGCGGGATGCGAAATGCGAGCGCAATGTGCTCGTTCGAGAGTTTCATCATGTCGGCGGTGGCGGCATCCTTGCCGCCTTGCGACCACGGCTGCACTTTGATGCCCCGTGTCATGATCGGGGTGCCGCCTTGGTGTAGCTTCTTGGATTGCTCGTCCCAGAGCGAGCGCAACTCCTGCAATTGAACCGGCGTGAGATTGAGATCGGTCGAGATCACCGCCGATGGCCGCGCCTGGTTAAGGTAATAACCCAACTGCTGGCGCGCGATCGCAGCGTTGACGCCAATGTCGCTATAGGCCGCGACGATCGGGCTCTCGCCGATCAACGGCACCGGCCAGCGATGCTTTACCGTATGTAGCCGGATGTGCAGCACGTCACGCTGTGGAATGATCAGCGGCTCGCCGCCGAGCCGCCGTTCGATCACCTGATTGCCGAACAACTGATAGAAGATTTCGCCGTTGCTGCCGAGCCGCGGATAGGACAGCAACGGGTCCATGATGTGGAGCTCGTCGATCTCGAAGCGCGCGTTGCGCAGCGCCAGCGCATAAGCATTGCCTTCGAGATAGAGCGAGCGCGTCAGGTTCAGCATGAAGTCGCTGTTCGACTGATAGTCGTTAGGGTGGCGCAGCAGCCGCGACAGCGCTGAGGTCGTAACGCGGTCGCGGCCACCCTTGTCGTTGAGCCGCCAATGATCACCCGGCAGCATCGCCACGGTCTGCGCATAGGCCGAGACGCAAGCCTCGACCATCGCCGACTGTGTCGACGTGCCCTGGATGCTGTGGCCGTTCTGCCACCAGTTGATGCTATCGCCAACGTCGGCCGGCAACCAGCCGCCGGAAACCGGCAGCAGCCACGGGCCAGCGTGCGCCTCGCCTTCGGCCTTGGCGACGAACGTCGGAACGCTCGTGGCCTTGACGCGAAAGCGCGGCTTGGCGACAGCCGTTTCAGTCATGATGCGGCGTAGCGGCCCGGGTCTGATAATCGCTGCGGGTTGTTGCCGGCTTCTTCGCCTCGACTTGCCGCGTCCGGGTGGTGCCTTCTGGCGCCAATGGCGTGATTCCAGGATCTGGCGGCGAGCCGTCCGGCTCGTGCTCGATGATGTGCACGCCAGATGCCGCAAGATCGTTTTCATCCTGCGTCGGCGTCGGCTTGGCGCCCGCGAGCACCTCACGGTGTTCGGCTTGCGCCTTCTCGCGCGCCTGCTTCTCGTCGGCGAGGCGTTTCTTCGTCGCCTCGGCAACGGCGTCGTGTTGCTCTGCCATGTGCAGTCCTTTCCTTGCTTCGAGTATTTGTTACCAGGTGACGCCGGCGACCCAGGCGACGACGCCCGCGCGCCGGATGGTCCAGTTGGTGGGCAGGATCAGCCGAAGAGCGAGCGAGTCGGTCTGCCACATCGATTTGACTGGCGCCGCCACGGTCGCCGGCGAGCCCGCCGTGCCGATATCGAGCGGCGTCGTGTCTTCCATGTGCAACGTCGCCTGATCGCTGATTTCGAAGCGTGGCGCGTCGCCGCCCACCGCCACGAAGTCCGCCGCATCGATAGCAATCACGGTACCGGCCGGAACCGTACCCGAGTCGATGATCGGCCAGCCGCCCAACTGCCCGGCTTGGATTTCGCCACGATACGGGAACACCCCGGCACCAGGAGCAGCAACATAGAGAGCACTGTTAATCTGCTGCGGGTTCATCAGCCAAACCGGGTTGCGAACATTGCCCCTGGTGCCGGTGAGCAAGGCACCCGAGATTTGCTTGATATCGGCGGTCAGAGCCGTGAAGCCGCCGCCGGCGGTGGGCGTCAAGCCAGCCACGCCGTTGAGGATGCCGGCCGGACGCACGACGGTCGCGGCGTTGGCATCGAGCAGTACCGAGTCGAGCGAGATTGCCGTGTCTTCCTGCACTGCATCGCGCAGCAAGCCTTCGATCGCCGGCACCGAGTGGTCCTGGATTTCCCGGGTCCAGGTGGTGATGACCGCCATCTTCTTCGGCGTCAACGTTTGCGAAGTAAACAAACCCTGGCGGACTGGAATTGGCAATCCTTCGCCGACGAACGATCCTGCGATGGTCGGCGTGGTCGCGCGCGTGGGAATGAGGATTTTGCCGGAGTTCCCAAATGAGAGCGACAACCCCTTCGCTGCCAGCCGCGGATAGACCGACTTCGGATAGAGCACTTCCATGAAAGCGGTGAACAGCGTCTGGGCGAGCTCGGCGGCCCAACCGGTTTGCGTCGTGGTCGCGATCGTCGAGGTCGCGCGCGTTGACCATTCGAGCATCGCGCGAGTGCCTTCGTCCTCGCCGTAGATTTCCCGCATCTTCAAGGCAACCGGCATCCGATCGCGATGCGCGAGCAGCTGCACAGTTCCGGCGCGCACCATGTGATCGAGTGCGCTCAGTGGCTTTTTCGGCGGCATGCTAAACGGCCGCGTGCTCGACAATGCAGTGGCCGCCACCGTTGCCGCCGTGGTGGTTCGCACGGCAAGCGCGCGGCTGCCGTTGCTGTTGGCATCGTCCGAAGTGGCACCGAGGTGCCGTTCGGCGTCGCGCAGGCCGGCGAGCGCGCGCTCCTCCTGGGTGATCCGGTCGGTGAGCCCGTTGCCGGTCGCCAACTGCTCGTCGCTGATGTTGGTTTCGTCGGTCCTGGTCCAGTGCTCGTTGAGTTGATCGCGCAGCGCGTTGATGCGCTGTTCGGTAGCGGTGATGCGTTGAGCATACGACGACATGGTCGTGCCCTTTCTAGCTTGCGGTATCGTATTGGCTTGCCCGCCGGTGAACCTGCGTCGTCGGATGCCGTTTCCATTGCCTTTCCCGGCGAAAACGACATCGATGGTGGCAGGCGAAATGTTGAGCGACTTCGCGATCGCCAGCGCGTTCGGATTGGCCGGCACCGAGACCAGGCTGGTCTCCATCAGTTCGGCCTTGGTGAAAAACACGCCGTAATCGGATTCCGGCCGCGGCCTGGACTCCTTCGGGCGGAAGCCCACGCTGACGGCGCGCAGGATGTCGGCCTCGACCAGCTTACGGATTTCGTCAATGCGCGGGCTGGTGCCGGCGGCCGCGAGCTCGAGGTGGCCGCGCAGCTGCTTGTTGACGATGCGTAGGTTCTTCCACTTGCCGATCGGTGGGAGGCTGCTTTGATGCCCAAACAGGGCGACCGGATTCTTCTGGAAGTCCGTTAGGTCCCAGCCGTCGGCCATGATGACGTCACCCATGCGATCGGGCGTCTCGTCCGATAGGACATATTCGAGGCCGCCGTTCTTGCCGGCATGCGTCTTATGAACGATGCCAGTGGCGCCGCGATCCGAATCCCATGCGTCTTCCCAGATGAGCTGACACACCTCCTCATCGCCGAGTTCCTCGCCGCAACGGCTCATGAAATCGTCATAGGATTCGGTGTCGTCGGGATAGAGATCGCCCTGGCGCAAACGCTTACGCATCTTGGCCTCCTTGCCTCTGGCTCAACGTCACCAAGTGCTTTCACTTGGAGTTTAATACTGTCTAGTCCAAAATATAGCTGCGATGATTTGAAGTATTAGCGATTTTATACTTTGATTAATTCTTCCAGTGCTATATATTACTGTCAGTGAGAGAAGGGTGACCCATCCGCGGACGGCGACTCCCCCGGACTATGAGCCGGGCTAGCTGACCCTGAAAGCAGGTTGTGCCTACGACGGTCCAACTTCTCTCACCAAACCCCTTCATCGGCGATCGAGTGGCCAGCCGTCGGCGTCGATGGCGCTGACGCCGGTCTTCTCGTGCCGCTGCTTGATTGAATCGTGGCAGTGCGCACACAACGATTGCAGCTTGCCGAACACGAACTTATTCCAGTC